CCAGAAGCACTCGTGATTATCGTGATCGTCATTTGTATTGCGGTCGTCTACTGGAAGATGTTGGATTTTTGACATGGGCAGGAAACCGAAAGCCGCGCCAAGCACGCCCAACATGAAGCCCAAAAAGCTCAAATGGCTGACTAAGGTGGAAGTCCATGGCGTCTATCTGCAATTGGCTGAGACAGGCAAAGCCAATCAATATTTCGTCGCCTTCGTTCGTGAAGATGATCAATCCATCTACAAGGACGAAACAACACCCTTCACCAAGCCATTACGGCCATTATACGCTGCGTTCAAGGCGACGGTGACGCCTGCATTAGGTAGGATGATCAATAAGCTAGAAAGGCCAAAGGCGGGCGATTTTGATAAACCATCCGCCGAGCTTCAAAAAGCATTGGCCTTTCGAGACACCCTGCGGCGGTTGCTCGATTAACAATTTGTAAGGATTTTTCTGGCTTCTTTTTAACAAAGGAGTCAGACTATGGGTAGGATTTTATTGGAGATCGTGTGCATCGCCTGCTATCTGGCGATGATCGCTTGCGCCTATTGGGCATATAACCTAAGATAGGAATCGCCAAGTCGGCAAGTGGCGCGGGTTTTCCGGGGTTTTCGCCAGTCTTCTTCCCCTCGGAAGATTCCAAATAACACCGACCGGGGCCGGACAGGGAGTCGTTGCCACTGTCCGGCCCTTCATTCATTCTCAGAAAGGCGCTTCGTCGTCCGCTTCGGCGGTGGCGCGGCGCTGCATATTGCGGAAGAACGACAGATTCTGATCAGTCGTGTCATCCGATTCAAATGCCGGCGCATCATCTTCCTCGCCAACCGGGTCAGGTTCGCGTGAAGGACGCGAAGCGGCTTCGGTCAGCGTGCGCGGACCCGGAACAGCCTTCGTGTCAAGCGTGCTATTGAGACGCTTCAACAGCACATCATAAGACTTGAACGCAGACGGATCGATCAGCGTTTCGAGCGAATAGCACTGAGACAGGATGTGTTCGATCACATCGCTATCCTTATGCAATGGTCCGGGCGTTCCAAACGCAGAATCCTCATAAGTGCGCTGCTTGGTTGTGTCAGAAATAGACCAACGCAGATTCAATGGCGCGCCATTTTCAAAGATGCTGAATGGATTGATCGCCTGCATATCAGCATGCTTGGGGAACATGGCCTTCTGCAACATTTCAAATGTCTTCTTGCCGTATTCAAACTTGAAGACCTTGCCATTGTTGGCAGGATTGGCCGGGTCCGAGATCACATAGATGTTGGACACATAATGTGTGCGACGCTTGCGACCGGGATTCTTTGGACCGTTACCCTTGACAAGAGCCTGACCTTCAGAACCTTCACCCTGCTTCCATAGCTCGCTGTTCATTTCAGCGACAGGATCGCGGGATAGTTCATCATCGTTCAGATACTGAAGCGTGGTGCGCGACTTTTCAATGTACCACTTGTTGGTTGGTCCCTTGAATGCGTGATCCCAATAGACAACAAATTCTGAGCTTTCGCCTTCCTTGGCGGGAAGGAAACGAATCACTGCGGAACCGTTGCCAGCCTTATCACTTACGGCCTTCCAGTATTCATCTTCATTGCGGTCTGATTTGAATCCACCGGGGGAAAATTTCTTGGCGGTTTCTTGGAAACGGGTAAATTCGCTGGCGCGACCCTTTTTGAGTTTTTCGATATAGGACATTTTCTTATTTTTCCTTTATTTACAGTTTTAACATGACGTTCTTTGGCGTCAATTTAGTACATTATACAGGATTTCCGACTGTTGTCAATAGGACATCCTGATATTTCGATTTGTCATACTTGACGAATCTTTTGTATTTATCACACTTCTTTTTGAGTGTTCCCCAAATGATCTTGTCAAGATGCTTATCCCAATAGGGGAAGAAGCCGAGAAGGTCATCAAGGATGATCAGTGTTTCAATACAAATCTTTTTGTGCTGATAGAGCTTCAGCAAAGGCGGATAGGAGCCATCAATGATTTTCAGATTGGCGTCGAAGTCCGCATGGTCGAGTTGATCGATATCCTGTTTGAAGATGTAGGAAAGAGATTCCTGACGCTTCTTCCATTTGAAATATCGATCTTGCGCTTCTGGCTTAAATAAATGACCCACCCATTTGACTTCTGCTTCGATCAGATTGGCGACTATCAAACCCCACGGGTCTTTCTGGCGCGCCAATTTTTGAAACTGATAACGATCAGGACGGGTTTCATACTTTTGTGTCGAACCGGCTATCTCACCGTTGTATTTGAAGAAGTCATAATTGGTGGTGAAATGCGCGCGCAGCGCAATGAACAGTTTGTAAGCTTCGTATTCATCCATTCGAGAACATGAGATAGTTGTAATAGATACGGTTCATCTGATCAAACGCATCCTGATCAACCAATGTCAGGGTCCACACATTATTTTCATGCTTGCCGGACGCCTGCACACCATTGTTCTTGATGTAGTTGACCATTGAGTCAAACAGCGCCTTGTTTCTGATCGTGAAGGTATATTCGCGCTTCTGTTCGACAGGGGGCTTGCCTTCCGACATTCTGAAGGCATTGTCAATTTCAAACTGGTTTTCTTTTGTCATTTTTTTCCTCGTAAAAGAGCTTCTTGGTCTTCTCGATCAGATTGAGGTTTTCACATTCTTCTGAGAGAATTTCCTTCAGCGCCACATTGGCTTTGAGATAGGACGCGACCATTTCGGCTTCGATGCCATGAACTTCCATGTAGAGAATGATCGCATCGAAATAAGAGCAGTCCTTATCCCATACGATTTCTTCAATGGCTTTAGCAAATTCGAGTGCGGTGGTGACTTCAATCATGTAGATTTCCAAATAAAATGTGGCCGGTTTTCTGTTACCAAGGAACCGGCCTAACTCTGGAAAACATGATCGTCATAGACGCCTATTAGGCGGCTAGACGGGTCTCCATATGTGCGTTATCGTTAGCAGATATTGCTGTCACTCCCTCCACATTCTTTCAACAAAAATCGAACCTAAATCTGGCCCATCAAAGAAACACCAACGATAAATCGATCCTTCCAACCCTGTCGATTAGCCTTTGGGTAGGCTTGATGTTTCTATGGTGGACCAGTTGGGATTTGCGCCCAAGTCTTTCTGTCTTCCAAATATTTCAATGGAAAGTAACAGGCCCTATTTATCTGATATTATGGAAAATGTCAAGCGGGGCGAAGGGCTATATCGGAAATGCTGTAGCAGATAGTCTTTTGCACAGGCATGGGCTTTTTTTCGACCTTTGCCTCTTGTGCGAAAGCGAAAAGCGGCATGGACATTATCAGCCCAAATGCGAGAATTTTACGCAGCATATTTTTCCTTATACCTATTACGATGGTGAATGAAGTCCATGATATGGTCATCGCGTTTTTCGATGAAAATTTGCGGCTGTTCATGGTCCACCGCAATGATGATCACAATCTGATCAATGGGAATGCCGGTTCTTTCTTCAAACATGACTGCATAGCAGGAGCCTTGCATGAAGTAGTTCTTGATCCATTCGAGCTTTTTGATGCGCTTGGATGTCTTGTAGTCGATGATCGAGCGGCGCATATTCCAGCGCCCAATCAAGTCGGATCGACCGGCGACCTTCAGGAAATCAGACCAAAGGCAGGCTTCCTGTGCATAGACTTCATCAAGATTTTTTTCGATAAGGCTGCGCACCGATTTGAAGGTATGGCGGTCGAAAGGCGAAAAATCCTTCTCAAAGTCCGCTTCATTGTTGACGAATCTTTCGAGGATGCTATGCACCGCCGAACCACGCTTGCCGGCCATGTTGCGCTGATATTCGGCTTCTTCATGCCCAACGCGGGCTTTCCACTTAGCCAAGCCTTCCTTGTTCACATCCTGAAGAACGGTAGTGACGGATGGATACCATACGCCATTTGGCGTCCTGTACTGGCGAGCGCCAGTGACAGGATCAGTGATGTCAGCCAATTCTTCAAAGGCGATTGGTTTATGAACAAATCCCATTACGCATTTTTTCCATGATATAGGAGCGGACGATGCCACTGCGCACAATGTCTTCTT